ACCCTGCAAACCGGATGGTCCTTGCAAGCCGGATGGTCCTTGCAAGCCGGATGGGCCAATAACGCTACCAGCATTTACTATAGTATTATCAGTATAGGTTAATATTAATTGTCCACTAGCATTTACTAATGACGTTAATATGCCAACTCCTCTAGCACCAATTTTAACTCCAGTATTGGTTATTTCTAGATTATTATCATTAGTTTTAATAATATCTATATTATTTACATACTGCGATCCGCTTGTTGTTATTGATATTATATTATCTGGGGATTTTAGTATTGTTATGTTTGACATATTAACAAGATGCTCTTGATGTGTTTTGACTGTATCTACCAATTATATTAACCGTACCATATAATATTCTTCCGGTTTCTTTGCCGCCACTTGGATATAAATCATCTGGAGATTGTAACTCAAGATCATACTTTGCGTTTGTGAATGTGTAAGAGTTAGTTGTGGTTGCTGGTAACATTAGCGTTAATTTTCCGTTAACAGCATCTATATCAAATTTATATTGTGTATAATCTGTACTTGTTGTGCTAAATTCATAAGATGCATTTTCACTTGTTCTCCAAGCTAATCTAGCACACCAGCCACTTAAATTTATTGGTTCACTATCAGAACTTTTATATGTCAAAGAAAGCTCAAAAGAAGTACCTTGCTCTATTGAAAAATCATATTTTGCAGCGGCCATATTAACCCCTTATTTATTAATATTTTCTTCTATATAAATTCCAAGTATGCTTCTTCTATACTTATCTATATTCATATTATCTAAATTAATATTTTTTTCATTTAGAATATTTATAAATTCTTTTGGTGTTTGTCTTTTTGATATTAGAACTTCACTAATAGATTTAGCATTTACGTTTGATAATAAAGGAATATTAGTTAGAACATCTAGTTTTAGTTTTTCTAGATCGTTAACTTGAGCTTTTGTTAATTGCCTTAAATTCTTTTTATTTTGATGATTTAAGTAAGCATTATTTAATACTTCAGAAATATTATTCCAAGAATCTTCTGCCCATATAACTAGTTCAGCTACTCCCGGTTGAGACTTTGGTTTAGCTACTCTTTGTTTTCTTGGGGAAGAATCTTTTGATTCTGGTGGTCTTCCGTTTGGACTTGATGGAGATTGTGGCTTTTGACTACTACCGCCACCACCAAATGGAGATGGTGCTTTTGGTTGAAGTAATATATCTTTTGGTACGCTTGTTTTTATCCCAACGTCTTGTGGTAAAACTTTTCCAGACTGTAGTGCTATTTTTTCTAAATTTTCTTTATGCTGTGGAGTATGATATGGGCTAGCTTTCTTTGGATTTTTATCATCTTCCCTGTCCGCAACTTCTCTTTGTAGTCTAATTTTTTCTATTTGTGGAATTTCTTTAAATCTTTGTAGTAGAGTTTCTTGGCTAATAATATCTCTATCTGCTAATTGTATTAATAGATTCTTTTCTGCTGCCTCGTCTGATAAACTCATTTGGTCAAACTGAATGTGCGCACGATATCTAAATCCCATTGCCTGTCTAACAATTTCAATTTCTTTTTCCCAAAACTTAATTAACAAGTCTCTTCCGTATTGTAATCTTTCAACTAATGTTTTTAGTGATATAAAGTTATTAGTAAATCCTCCACCGTTTGTAGCCATTCCTGTTAAAGTTGGAGGTACGCCAAGTCCAGCATAAATACTATTTAATACAGATGTATATTTTTCAGATCCAAGAAATTTATATACTTCGCTATTAGATTCTTTAAATGTTAATTCTGGACCCCAGACTAATTCCATGGTTCCACCGCCCACATTACTAGCAAGAACATCTCTAAGTTTATTAATAGCATTCTTATTTGGCAAAATTTTATGCTCAAGATTACCAAGTGTCCAAAGTCTAATATTTGATATAGCACCGTCTAAAGCCGATAAATCTGCTAGTCTCATTTTTTCTAACATGATTATGTCATCTAGTATGGCATAAATCATAGGATTAGCCCACTGTAACCAATCATCCTTTTTGTAATGAAAAACACTTAATCTATTTAGATCTAGCTGTACTTCCTTTTGACCATTTTTAAGACTTTGTTTTATATTATCTGGAAGACTATTTATAACGTTATCAGATATGTCACCGTCTGTAAATCTATCAAAAAAAGTACCAATATTAACAGTGTATGTTGGTGTTCCTAAAAATATAGCAAGTTTACCATCCTTCATCTTTACAGTAAGTGGATTAAAGAAATTATATCTCCAAGGTATAATATTTTCTTGCATATTAGGAACTTCTACCTTGATATCATTAGCTAATGATTTCATATATGTATCAAGCTTTGGAGTAACTTTTGCATAGCTTCTATAAATTATGACATTACCAGTTTTATATAGATTATTGAGAAATCTTTCTGACCTTTCTTTTCCATTAACGCTTCTGAACCATTGCTGGTAAAATTTTTCAACACTTCTGTTTTGGTGAACAATACTAATGCCTTGACTACCAAAATCACCCATCAAATCAATAATATTTCTAATAATACCAACCTTATCGTATGCGTCCATACACATTTTTATCGCTCGTCTTTGTTGCGATGGAACAGCTTCTGATGGTCTAAAGGCATAATAATCTTGCCTGTTATACCCCGGCTTTACAGAAACATTTGGCTCTATATCTATAAAATTTCTATAGACAGAACCCTGCGTTTTAGGCAATCCAGCATATGATTCAATATTATCTGACAATTGAGACATGGCCTGAGTTTTGCTTAGTGGATTATCGTCAGACCAGCTTATCATATTTTGATTTTCACTCATAATTACCTCAATTGAATTGTAATTGGATTGATATATTATTAATACACATCTTTCATGTTTTCAGTAAACCAACTGGGGCCAGTATAGAGCTTTTCATTATTATTTTTAGAATTATGACTACCGGTTGCGAATCCACCATAAAAATTATATATTTCTGGAGTAGGAGTTCTTTGCAAAACTCTAGAAGCCATATTAGACATTAAGAGTGCTGAATATCTATCTTTTCTCATTTTACTTTTTCGTCCAACACCAACGATAACTTCTGGAGTATCCCATCTATCCCGACCACTATTAGTTTGAGTCATTTGTATCATAGATAACTCATCTTTTAATTCTTCAATATCTAAAACGCATTCTTCTAAAGTATCATAATTTCTATTTTTAAATTCATCTTCTATATTGGATAATCCTAGAGATATAGAATCAAATGAGGGAAATAATAATACTTTATCTTCTAGGTCTTTTCTTAATCCGTGATTAGCTTCTGACAACCATTCATATCTAGCAAATTGACACATTTCTATTATATGTAGTCCTCTTTCGCCATCGGTATCTTTGGGTTTATCATTATCTATAGTGGGCCATAATGGTAGTTCATTATCTTTTATTTTATCATTATCATGTAAAGATTCCGTTATGGCTACACCTCCACCTTGAGCGTCGATAGAAATATGTATACATGGAAATAGAGTCATTAAATCTCTAATTTTTCTAGCACAATATGAGTAGAAATCAGTTTCGGTTGAATAACCCTTTTTAACTATTTCTTTATGTTCTGATCTTGTTGTTGTCCAACAATATACTATTCTTCTATGGTCTGGATTAACCTCAAGAACAACTATACTAAAATTATCAACTTCTGAAGCCGGATCTACTCCAAATATATATTTTTTATTAGGATCTCCCATTAAGGAAGCGTGAAAATTAATAGCATTTCCTTGGCTATCTTTAATGTTGCCATTGTCAGATACAACGCAAGATTCTATTAATGATCTTTTGAAGAAACCTTGAGAATCTCTTGTGAAACAAGCACCATATTCCATTTGATAAATACCAGCATGAACAGTAGCTTTTGATCTAGCAACTTGATCAGCGTCCATAAAGCCGCGAGGTAATAATTCATAAGGAATACGCACAATAGAATACTGAGTCCAATCAAAATTTTCTGGTGGATCTTCTCCACTAAATATCTCTCTTAATTTTGATATTTCGCCTCTACTTTTTATTATAGATTTCCACTTTTTCCAGTATGTGGCAAAATGATTAAAGTCATAGTAAGCTGTGCCAGATAGTATAATTTGATTGTCTTTTTGATCTTTTGGCGATTCTTCTGCTAGTATTTCTACACCTAATTCTTTAGCTTTATTTTGCGCTGCTAATCTTTTAACATTTTCAACTGGGTCTGCACTAACTGCCGCGAAACCAGCAACAACGTTTTCAAAAATATCTCTAGGTATGGACGCAAATTCGTCAGCTATAATGTCATTTGCTCTTTGACCTCTAATCTTTTGTCCATCACCAAGAGGTAAACATGTTATTGTGCTATCATTTATTTTCATAACACATCTATCAGTGTCTCGTCTAGGGCCACTATCTGAATCACATATATCTCTTAACATTGGAGAGTTTCTCCAAACAGTTTCCATATATTCAAATACAACCTTAGACTGTCTAAATGCGGCACCAACTATAACTATTTTACGCCTTGGATACATTAATGCTCTTAACATAGAATATGTGGCTAGCTTAAAAGATTTACCAAAACCTCGACTAGCAATAAGCATTGGAAATTTTCTTTCCCACAATTCTTTTATTATTAAGCTCTGAGATGGTAATAACTGTATGTTTAAGATATGATGAGTAAAAAAGGATAGATATTCTGGCCTACTCATTAGCCAAGCTAACCTCATATGAAAATCATCTTCTGATGGTCTTACTATAGACATTGGATTAAATAAATCAGCATCTATAGTATCTAATCCAAGCCAAGCTTCATCGATATCTTTAAACTTTTTCATTGATTAAAATGCCAATTTTTAAGTACCGAATCGGCAAAACCATAGTATACTGACTCATCTGCTGATAAATACCAATCTCCAGATTTTAGTTTTCTGATAAGATAATTTTTAACTTGCTTATCGCTAGGTTTTTTGCCAAATTTATCTTTAAAGAATTGTCCCTCAACGCATCTCTTAGCATATATCTCAAACATTGCTATTGCAGTTTTTCTCTCATAATCCGCAACATTTTGTGCGCTTAGATAATCTGTGTTTATATCTGTTGACCCATAGTGACACATAAAGTGTGAATTTGGTGTCATATATCTATAATCAGCAGCTTGTAAAATAATACTACTCATAGAAGACGCTTGACCGTAAGCTATGATGGTTATATAAGATCTAGACATTTGAATAGCATCAAATATAGCCATACCATCAGACCATTCGCCACCTATGCTTTGCATGTGAATAGTTATAGCT